AAAGGTGTACAGGCATTTACTCTTGCCACTTTATCCGCTCCTTTACTAGGAGTAAAGTTTTGAACAGGGATTCCAATTTTTCTTAATTCTTGCGTCAAGGGAGTTCCACTCCCTTTAGCCTCTATAATGACTGTGTCGGGTTCCCAATGTTCATAAAGCTCTAGAGCTTTTTGTTTAAGCTCAGGGAACTCTAAGCGTGCTTTTACAGAATCTAACAATATTAAATGCGCCACATCCCCTGAATAAAAATTTTCACCTATTCTACCATGTGGATAAAAAACTCCCCATGTAGTTATAGCAGAATAGTCCGCGGTTTCAGTGCGGAGGAAAGCAGTATCATAGCTTTGAATAATATATTCACACTCAGGCGGTCTCTTTTCTTTCCACTCTTGCCACCATTCTCTCTTGATCAGTGCTCCCTCTTCGGCAGTAGGGTTTTGCATATATTGAGCAAACCATTTTGGTCCATTGCCCAGTGCTGCCTTGATTCCTTCTAGTTCCTCAGTTTTCCAATATTCTGGCCAAACTGCATCACCACTAGGAAGAATAGCTGGGAGCTCAATCACTTCCCATTGATCATTCTGCTCACTACGGGACATGTCTTTGATCAAGCGTCCTGTCAAATCTTTTATTGACCATCGTGTCATGACAATAACAATTGCTCCTCCAGGCTGGAGCCGTTGACGTGGTCCAGAAGTGTACCACTCGTATGCATCGTCTAAAGCTACTTTGGACATTGCATCTTGCTCGGAATGGGGATCATCAATAATGAACAAGTCTGCACCCCGTCCTGCAATAGCGCCTCCCGTTCCTACTGCGTAGTATTCTCCACGAGCAGTGGGCTGCTTATCCGACATAGTTTCCCACTTTCCTGCTGCCTTTGAGTCGGGGTTCAGGACAGTTTCGGGAAAAACATGTTTATAAATATCAGATTGAATCAAGTCTCTGACCTTACGTCCAAAACGTACTGCCAGATCTGCCGTATGTGTGGCTTGAATAATTTTTAAGGTGGGGTTACGCCCAATCAAATAGGCAGGAAGCAAAAAGCTCGCGAATTCACTTTTCGTGTGTCTTGGAGGCATATTGATAATGAGCCGTTTTAGCTTGCCCTGAGCTATACGGTCAAAAGCTTCAGCCACTATGGTGTGATGATGACCTTGAATGAAGCTTGGCCATTGGCTTTTGACAAATGATAAAAAGTCCGTTTGGGACTGTTCTATGTCCCTAAGTTCCTTAAACCGTTCACTAAGCTCGTAGTATTCCTTGAGCGTTTCTTCAGGGAGCTTAGATAATGTACTTTTTGTCATTATAGAATGGTTGAGTGACGGGACCACCAAGGTTTTTATTCTGTTTAGATAGATGAAATTCTAAGGCGCGAGCTAGAGCACCGTCCAAGAGTTCATCTTCGTAAGCATGATTAGCATTTTCAAAACCAATAATAGCGGTAGAAAGTCCTCTCAGGGTCATAGGGTCTGTTAGGTCTAATACTTCGTCTTGGGTTCTATTCATTTTACCTGCTACATATTCTTTGTGTTTCTCATAGTTTGGGTTCTCTTTCCCAGGAGGAGAAAGGGTCTTCAGTAGCTTAGCTATTGTGTTATCGCCTCTTGAAAATTGAGTTAATACATTAATCGCCCCTGCTCTGATTCCTGCTTCGGGAGAGTCAAAGCGTTCAAAGGTGTCTTCAACCTCTAGATCACGACCTAGTTTTCCTTCCCAAGCGTCGTCCGTGTAAACCAAGTTAAACGGATTATTGTTCCTTATTCCTCGAGTTACTTCAGGTTCCTCTCCCCCTCCCATTTTAAGTTTTTCTGGTGAATAGTCTATATTAAATACATCTGCTCTGTCGGGTCTTAAACTACCTACAGTATACCCTTGCATGACATTTCTTGCATGTTCAGCTTTATGTACATAGTCGGGAGTACCTACAGTAGCTCTTGTTGTAATTCTTCCAGTTGTTAAAGTTTTATAACCTTCTTCATCAACCATTATACCACCTCTATATGATCTTTTTTATTTACGACACCCTGATAAAAAGGGGACTTATTTTGCTTAATCCTTTGCCAGCGCTCATTCAACAGCTGGTGTGTTTGTAATTTGATATCGGGAAAGAATTTTGCAAAATGACGCAATTCCCTTTTCCAAGGCTCCAAATTATCTTCATACTGAACCATCAACAAGTCAACGTCGCTATCTTCTCTGGCAGTACCTTTAGCAAAACTACCAATCAGCCAGATGAAATTCACTCTGTCCTTTAGCCATGGTTCGTCTGCCTTGATTTTATTGATCAATGGCTCAAGGCTCGGTTTCTTTTTATAGACTTCGGTTAGACGTGGATCAGCCACTATATTCCTCTACTGGTAGGTCGATGATTGTACTTTTAGGTAATATTCCGCCTGTTTCATGGTAAAGTTCTTGCATTCGCACTAGAATCTCTTCCTTAGACATCAGCTCAATTTTATTGATCGTAAGTTCCGATTTATTGACATAAAGCCCTGCTGCCTTGCCTCTTGCGACTTCTGCAGCCACAGCCGAGGAATAAGAGCCGTTTTGCAAGGCTTGATCGCGAATGTCCTTCAAATCCGTTAGGTGACTGGCTAAAGTCAAAGTAACTCTATTTGCTGCTCTTTTTTGTAATTCATTGATTCTAGCCTGTATCTTAGGGTGGTTTTTACCACTGAGCATCACACCTGCTCTGGCTGCATTTTTAGGGGAATACCCTGCATCCATGGCTGCCTGAGTTTTGGATAACCCTTTTGCAACCTTTTGTGCGAACTTCTCTTGTCTCGCATTCAATGTTCCACTGCCCTTTGTTCTACTCATTTTTTACTAGAATACCCCAACATTTTAAAGTCCTCTAAATCTGCAACTAGGTCGACAATCTCTTTTTCACTTAGTCCTGTCAGTCTCTTTAGTCCTTTTTTATTAGGCATAATAATTGCATCTGGGGAGTATATACCTGTATTGTGCTGCCCTCCTTCCGTAGGTGTGTATCGCCCTATTGCTATTGGTACACCGTCTATTTCATAGTAGTTAATCCCAGTAAAGCCCATGTCTCCTGCTTCGTAGGGGATTCCAGGATCTACCTCTTTATTGATTTTTCGACCGTGTTGACCAAGATAATATCTTTCAAAATCATCGATGTTTTGTAGACCAGTGTCAAAAAGCGACGCGTCTTTTGTATAAGACGCTTCAAATTGAGTGCCAGGACCTATGGTGAAGTCTTTTTTAGGGACATATCCATCGAAATCATATTCGCCAACAATGTGAATTTCATCGGGTTTAAGACCGTAGTTTTTAAAATGATTCTTTCCTGTATGTCCTATGGTTTCTATATCGATAATGTTGGATTGATCGGCTAAGTGTCGATGAATGGTATCTAGACCAAACGCCTGTGCTTGAGCTTCTTTCTTTAAATCTTTGAATGTAGTTGTGACATTATAGTTGTCGTCGATAAAAACTTTAATGTTGGATGCTTCCTCTCCTACTTCAAATTTACTAAGGAGTTTATCAGAGGTTTTTATGTCTTTTTCCATATTTTTTATATAGTGTGGAATTGTGTATCCTTCATCGACTGCTGCAGCCAATCTTTCGGGAGAAAATGCCTCGTCCAAAGTGTAAACAAACTCATCAAGCGAATTATTTAGATTGTCGTTGATATTTGGCTTGAAAATATTTGTTCCCATCATTTCCATAAATGACCTTCCTGCTACAGGAGATACTGCTGCTACTTTGGCTGCAGTGGGACCTGCTTTTGAAAGTGTTCTTAATCCTGCTGTGGGGATTGTGGCTAATGCTCCTGCTGCTGCTGTGCCTTGTAGTATTTTTCTTCGCATTTCGTCTACTTCTCCTTGTTTCAGGGTCTGTGCACCTTTGGGGGTTGGTGCTGGAGGGATTTTAGAGGCAAGCTGGCGAGTAGCCATTCCTCCACCTAGCCCAGCAAGAGGTAGTCCTGCTACCATTAACGCATAGCGCCAATCTTTGGGCTGGTCTTCTGGCCATTCCTTCATTCCACGACCAATATCCGTAGTGGCTAATGCACTCTCCCCCATCATTGCTGCGTAAGGTAGAGTGGCTTGTCCTAGAGTTTTTGTAAAAGCTGGTAAACTGACTGCTCCAAGCCCCACGTCTAAATTTCCTAGCATATGAGGCATTCCGTAAGCGCCACTGATCGGTTCCAATCCTGCTTCTTCACGAAGTTCATTCATCCTTTGGAATTCATCCACGTTTTTACCCAACCACCTTTGAATCTGATAGGGTTCCCAGCCCCTACTCTCTAGGGTTGTGCGTAGTCGTTCCCGTATTTCCCACCACTTGGGTTC